TGAAGAACGAGTCGTAGTCGATGCACAGCAGGAATTCGCACTCGTCAATGAACCGCTCGAAAATGCGGGTGTTGACTTGCTCCCAGAACGCCCCGGTGCCGATGGTCGGCCGGATGCCCAGCGGCATCAACGCCTGCGCCCACGAAAAGAAATTCGTCGTGAATCCCAGCCGAGGCATGGACATCACGGCCTCAACGCGAATCTCGGCCTCGGTCCCGCCAAAACGCACGATCATTGAGCGGCTCCAGAAAGAAGAACGGCTGGCAAGGGGAACACCCTGCCAGCCGTTCAAGATGCTCGCTGTGTCAAGCGTCAGGCGTCGGCAACGACCTGCACGCCCGACTCGGTGGCCGAGGTGACGCCCTGTTCGCCGCGGCCGAGCCGCACGACCGTGGCAACCACCGACGCCGCAACCGGCGTGGCCGAAACCTTGAGGTATCGCTTGTGGCCGCGGAGGTCGAGGTTCAGCCGGATCACGTTGCTGTCGGCCGTCTTGCTGCCGCTGGTCGGAATCGCGAACCCGCCGGTGCCGTTGCCGACGAGGGCGGCGATGTCTGAGAAGCTGCTGGACTGCGCGTCCGACTCCTCGACCTTGCACGCCACCGCGATGGCATCGGTGGTCGCGGCGGAAGCCTCCAGCACAACGTCGATGGACGCGTAGGAAAATCCCAGCGTGTCGATGGTGTGGCTGGCGGTCTGCGCCGTCGTGGTGTCGGCTGTGCCGATCTTGGCGACGGTCTTCGTACGAGCGAGATACAGCATGAATCGAATCTCCTAGCGAGAGGTGTCAGGATCAGCCGAACTTGAGGGCCACGACCGGGCCGGCCTTGGTGGTGTTGCCGAGGTCCGAGGCCACGATGGCCACACGCGACGTTGCGAACGTCAGGGTCTGGTCGTACTCGATGAACCGGCTCGTGTCGGTCTTGATCGTCACCGCACGCCGCTCGCCGTAGATCGCGGCCTGCGACAGGTCGCCGAACAGGCAGGCAATCGTCGCAGTCGTGCCGGTGAGGGCCGACTGGAGCGGGTGGCACAGCACCACCGGGAAGCCGAGGAACTGGAGGCCAGCACCACCGGCAACGTCGGCGGCGTTGTTGCCACTCGCCGCAACCATGAGCCGCAGCATCGACGAACCGTAGCCGGCCGGCGAAACGTAGAACTTCGCGTTGCGTCGGGCGAACAGCGGCAGGCGGGCCACCGTGTTCGTGAAGTCGGCAAGCGTCAGGGCGTCGAACGTGGTCCGCGAGGTCGCGGTCACGATGCCGGCCGAGTGCGTGCCGTCGTTGATCGACGTTGCCACGCCCACGATGCCGTTGTAGCTGGAACTGCCGTCACCGATGAAGCCAGCGTTGTCGTACGCTTCCGCGAACGACTGCGCCACCTCGACCGCCATCGCGTCTGCGAGGTTGATGGCCGAGTCTTCGAGCAGGCTGTTCGGGATGCGGTTGTCGATGCCCCACATCTTCGCGACGAGGTTCACGTTGTCGAACGTCGCATCGCTGGTGGCGGGAGCGGTGTTCTCGCCAATCGGGCGAGCCGCCAGACCACCAACGCGACGGCCGACCAGCAGGCTGTCGGAGTTCATCGTGACCCGCTTGGCCTCGGCCGGGAACACGCCGTATTCCTCGACCAGCCGGATGATCTCTGAGGACATCTCGTCCGCGACGAGGACGCCACCGAGCGAGTTGATGCCACCGGCCTGCGCGCGGCTCTCGACGCCGTGATCGCGGCACCACCGGCGGGCTTCCTCGTCACCGAGGACGAAGCCCTTGAGGTGCATACCGGCACGGTACGCACGCTCCTCGGCGTCAGGACCAGAGAAACCCTTGAGCCGACCGGTCGCACGGGGGATCGCGTAGTGTCTCTTTTCCACGGTCGGCTCCTTGGGTGCTTCGATCTTGTCAACGGCCTTGGCCGGGGCGGCACGCTCCAGCACAGCACGGAACTCGGCCTGCTTGGCGGCGGTTCGCTGGAGGAGATCAATCTGCTCACGCAGCTTCTCGGCGCGGGCCTCAAGCGACCGGAGGGACGCCTCTTGCTCCTCGCTCATCGCGGGCGCGTCACCCTCAACAGGAGTCTCGGAGGTGGCTTCCATCTCCGCGACCACAGCGGCCAGTTCGTCGAGCAGCTTCTTGAGCTTGTCCACGGTTTGAACTCCTTGTTCGTTGGTTCGGGCGACCGGTGCCGCCCACACACCAAACCTAGAAGCCAACGCCCCACCCCATGCAGCCCACAGTAAACGACTTAGCCGAGCGGCTTCACCCGCCGCACTTCGACGGCGGGCAGCACGTGCTTGTCGGTGGTGCCGCAGCAGCGGCACCGCAAGTACCGAATCTGGTACTCGCCCTGCTGCTGGCTACTGGCAACAACCAAGCGGCCGGAAGGGCAACGCGGGCAGGGATCGCCACTAGCGGCCATGCTGCCTCAGGAACTCTTTGATTTCGCTGATCCGCCCGATGGTCCCCGTGTGCTTTGCGATGATGAACGCCTGACGCTGAAGGTATTGGTCGTAGGACCGCTGGGCCACGGCGCAATCGGCATCGGGGTACGCAGGGAAACAGACAGGCCCCACGTCGATCAAAGAATCGATGCGTGTCACGGTGCGAATGGAGCGGCCATCTTCCACGCTCCATGCCTCGCCGCCGGGGGCGATCTGGAACGAGAACGACGAACCGCGCACGATGCCCGCGTCGATGTTCGCGGCGAGGTCGCGGCCGTAGGAGGTATCGGGAACCGGGAACTCGTACCGCAGGCCGACCTCGTCCACGTGCATTCGCAGCGTGCCGGGATACCGGGCCAGCGGGTAGTTCGCGTCGTGGTTCCAGAGGGCGCGGGTTTCCAGCGGTCGCTTCCGGCCACGCCGCTCCGCAACGATGCCGAACGCCTGTGGGTCGATCCGCTCCACGAAGTCTCCGAGGTCGAGCGAGTTGACGCCGAACTTCGCCGCATAGCCGACGATCCACCGCGACTCCGCGGCACCGTCCTCGGCCCGCGACTCAACGCGGAGCAGCGGCAGTTCGGTCGTTTCTTCTTCGTGCAGGCTGCGGCGTTCGATCATGCTTCGGTTCTCCTTGTCTGCGGCGTTCAGTTGCTCCACCAGTTTGCGGCTCCATGCGTAGCCGGGGTCGCTGCCCCACAATGCCCACGCGATGCGGCCATTACTTGGAAATCCGTCCTCACCCGGCGACCATCCAGTGCCTTGCTTGTCCACCTCGTGCCGGTCGAAATATGCCTTCATCCTGCGGGCAGTGTCGGGGCTGATCGTCGTGCCGTTGGAAAGGTCACGGGCGCGGGCAATGCCGACCGCCGTGCCGCCGCGGCCAAACTCGCTTCGCCAATCAAGACCCTTTTGTGCTTCGCTCCGCACGCCCGCCGGGGGCGTGAAGTCGATGTGATCGTATTTACCCGCCACGCTTACGCCTCCGTGGCTTGACGCTTCGGGCCTGCTCGGGTGCGTCGATCTTCGTGGCGTCGGCTACCTTCACCGGCTCCTGACGAACGAATTCGCCGTCAACCCACACGCTCACCAGCATCACCGGAGCCTCGGGGCTAGCAGGCACCTCAAGGTCGCCTTGATTCAAGACGCCTTCGGTCATCACGTGATCGACCTTGCCGATGGTGTCCTCGTCGAACGTCACCCAATCGCCCTCGACAATCGTGCCGAGTGCGGCACGCTGGGCAGGGACGGCGGGTGCAGCGGGTGCCGGTGCGGCGGTGTCGGTCACGCCCGCCAGAATCGCCGCCACCTGTGCCGCGTTGATGCTGGGGAACGACGCCGCGATGAGGGCCGCGGCCCCGTCCTTCGTGATGAGGCCGGCAGGAATCTGCGTGAGGATCGCGATGAGCCCGGTAATCTGCGCCCCGTTGAGCGAAACGTCGGCCACCTGCGGTGCCACCGGCTCGCTGGGAGTCGCGGCGGCATCCAGCCCGCCGGCCACGGCCTGCCCGTCGATCCCGCTGCCCGGCTGCTGCTGCGCGAGAACATCGGTGACGGTCGGGTCTTGGCCGAGCGTTCCCATGTTGAGCGGCCGATACCGCTCGTCGCCGCCATCGACCGGGTTGCGATCTTCCAGTTCCAAAATGTCGTTGGTTGAAAGCGCGCCAATGTCCCAGAGCGAGCGGTAGTAGCTGGCCCGGCTCGTCGCGTCTCCGCGCATCAGCCCGCGAACGTCGAACGAAATCTGGTACTTGTCGCGGCTCGCGTCATCCACCATGAGGTCGCGGGTGAACGCCGACTCGAAACGCCGCAGCCACGGCAAGATCGTGTGCTGCACGAAGTCGAGGCCCGCCTGCTCGACGGAACCGTAGCCGCCGTTCAGCACGCCAAGGAGGTGCATCGGGATGCGGAACAGGCGGGCGATCTCAGCCAACTGATACGACCGTAATTCCAAAAACTGCGAATCGGTATTGCTCGCGTAGGGAATCTCGTAGGGTTTCAGACCGCCCGTCATGACAGCCGTTTCGTGGGCGTTGTGCGGGCCGCGATGCTTGCGGTTCCAATTCTCGGCCAGTTCCCGGCGGGCGTCGGCGTTGAGTTGGTTGTCGGTCGAGAGGATAAACCCCGGCCGCGCCCCGGCACCAAAAAACCTCGACCCGTGAATTTCGCAGGCCCGTGCCAAGGCGATGGCATCGCGGCACTCCTCAACAATGCTCATGCCGTGGACGCCGTCATCGCTCGGACCGCGAACGTGCAGAATCTGCTCGTCGGAGTAGACCGTCTGCCGCCCGCCGGCCTCGCGGTACGTGTATCGCAGCCGCCCGTTCTCAATCGTCTCGACCTTCATGCGGGACGGGTGCAGCGGCACAATCTGGTCAACGGCACCGGACGGCCCCGACATCAGTTCAGAAAACGCGTCGCCCCACAAGGCAACGTGGAACACCGCCTGCTCGCGCCACTCAAAACTCGTCTGCCACCTGTTCGGCTGGGAGTGCAGCTTGCGGTAGAGCGGCAGTTCGCGCGCCTGCCGCTTGCCGCCACCGTCGAGCCGCTCCAGCACGTGCAGCGGGAGCGTGGCGACCGTCTCGCCAAGAATCCGCAGGCAGGAGAACACCGCGGCAACCTGCGTGGCGTTTCCCGCGTTGACCCGCACGCCGGCCGGACTTCGGCTCCCGCCGTCATCGTCCCACGAACGCTCCTCGCCGGGGAGCCACAGGATGCGGTGTTCGTTGGAAGCGATCATAGGAAAAATATTTCCGGCGTTTGCGAAGGCGTCTGTTCCGAACCAACCCAGCATCCGATTGCTTGACAGAGGGCAACGATGCCGTCGATTCGCTCAGTGGACTTGGCCTTGCTTGGGTAAATGTTTCCGTAGCGGTCTTCGTGAACGGCGACGTTCCCGGCGCACCACGACAGCACCGGGTGGCCCGCGTGCCGAATCTTGGAATTGCCGAGCAAGTTTTCGAGGGCCTTGGCAGGCGCACTCATGGCGCGGCCGCCCTGCGGAAATCCTCGCACCTCGACCCCGTCCCCTTGCAGCATATTGGCGATCATCTGGCCGTTGAACTTCAAATCGACCGCCAGCGACCGCACCTTGTAAGTTTCGCAAATCTCCGTGATATCGCGGTGCAGCACGGTGTAGTCGGTCACGTTGCCCTCAGTGGTGCGGATATGCCCGTCCCGAATCCAATCGGTGTACGGCACTTTGTCCCGCTGGCTCCGCTCGACCGCGTTGGACTCGGGAATCCAGAAGAACGGCAGAACGTCGATGCTCCCGTCCTCGGGATCGGGGCAGACCAGCACCAGCGCGGTGAGGTCGTAGGTGGTCGCAAGGTCGAGGCCCGCGTACACGGGCCGGTCACCGAACGGCAGCAGCGGCACCGATCCTTGCTGCCACGTTTCCGGTGACAGCCAGCGAACGTCAGAGGAGGTCCACGTGTTGAGCCGGTATCGAAGAAACGAATTGAGTTTCGTTGGCGACTGCTCGGCCTCCTTCGCGTCAAGGGCGAAGTCCTCCGGTTTGATCGTGACGCCCCATGACGGGTTGGCCTGCGGCCATACGTCGGGGTCTTTCCAATCCGCGTCGGCTTCCATCTCGTGAATGCACGAGAAGAACGTCGGGTCGTGCCGCCAGTTCGCCGCGACCGCCTTCGCGTACTGGTACTGTTCGTAGCAGATGCCCTTGCGGTCGTACCCTGCCGTCGTGATCGACACGAGCAGCGGCTGCTCTCGGGCCGCACCACCGTAGCGAAGGGCGTCCCACAGGCGTCTGTCCTTCTGTGCGTGGAGTTCGTCAAAAAGCAGGCCGTGAATGTTCAAACCTTCCGCACGGAACGCATCGGCGGAAAGGACGCGGTAGAACGACGCCTCTTTGCGGAACGCAATCGTGCGGCGGGAGTCGATGACCTCAAGCTGCTGCGAGAGCAGGGGGGAGGCCCGCACCATGCTCGCCGCCTCGCGGAACACGACCGAAGCCTGCTCACGGTCGGCCGCCGCACCGTACACTTCCGCCCCGTTCTCGCCGTCCATGACCAGCAGATACAGGCCGATGCCCGCAAGCAGCGTGGACTTGCCCGACTTCTTCGCCGTGGAGATGTAGGCCACGCGGTAGCGGCGCAGGTCATCGGCTACGCGGACCCAGCCGAACAACTCCGCAATCATCGCCTTCTGCCAATCCAGCAGCGTGAACGGCTTGCCGGAAAACTTTCCCTTGGAGTGCCGCAGCCACTCCTCGAAAAATCCGATGGCGTGAACTGCCTTGTCGCGGTCGAACCAGTAGTCAAGCCCCTGAGCGATTGCTTCGCTTTTGTCGATAGGCTGCAATCGGGTCTGTTTCGGCGTTGCCATTGGTCGTGCTTACCTGTGACCGGCTGCTCGGCGTCATGCCGAACTCTTGTTCAATTCGCAGCATCGCGGCGTGGTGGCGGTGCATCTGCGTGGCCCACGGGGCGACCTGTGTGTATTTGATCCGCAGCCGCCCGTCGGTACGGTTGGGGTCAGGCTCCCAGTGTGTGTACTCCTCGCCTGCAACCTTTACCTTCTCATAGCAGGCAAGGTACAGCACCGTTTCGATGCAGTACCGCGTCAGCGTCGGCACGTCGGCCTCGGTCAGCACTCGCATCCGTGCGAGTGTTTGCACCGCCTCTTTCCAGACCTCGACGCTCTTGCCGTCGAGGGTCTTCGGCGGCGGGAAGTCCTGCGGCATGAGAGCAGGCGTCGGCTCGCTGGAGGGCAGCGACTCCTTCGACGGGTTGCCGCGAATGTATTTGAGGATCGACGGTTCGGGGGC